GTGTTCTTGCTACCCAAAAAATCGCCCATCTTTGCGCCTTTCGAGAAGTTACATCGTTTACACGCTGTTATTAAGTTGAAATCGTCGTCCGTGCCATGACGAGCCAGCGGAACTATATGATCGATAGTTAATTCATTTCGTTCATCTTGCCCGCAGTACTGGCAAGCGTAACCATCACGGGCAAGTATGCGCTCTCTTATCTTGCGCCATAGTCTTGTATTACCACCTTCACTTCGAGCGCTCCTAGTAATGACCCACCGCCTTAAACTTTGCCCATGCCTTACACGTTGACCCGTATCGCTTGGCTATGTACTTCAGTCCTAAGTCTATCTGTAAATAAGGATCAGTTTCTTTAAGCTTTAGCAGTTGCGGTATTCCGAATGCTGTTGATTTCTTGTTATTCGCTTTAGGATTCCACTTAGATTCAGCGTTCCAGAGAAGCTCTACACATCTGTATTCTTTAGCATTCATAAGCTTCATATGAGTATAAACCTTATACATTTCGATATCTTTAGAGAGATCGTGTGCGTCGCTTCTTGTCATTCCTGTAAAGATAAGCGTCGCCGTTAGTAGACAATAGAGACCCCGTGAGCGTCTCCGCGAGCTGTCCGCGTTAGCGGCTCGCGAACCGAGACTTAGCGTAGCAGAAGTGTCAATAGATGGATTCATAACCGCAGGTCAGAGCCTATCTAATCGATTTATTTTAATGACTTCGTTCCAGTTTTCTTTATTGATTAGTTCCAGAGCTTTATTAAAACGGTAATAGTGAGCAATAACAATTTTGTTCGGAGTTGGAAATTCTCTTATAGTTTGAGCGTAAAGTAATAGATTTAACGGTGTATTGAAAGCAATTAAACGAGATTTAACATTTAATCTATTAGCTAAATTAAGCCATAATAAGCGGTGTTGGGCTATTGTGTGCGTAGCGTCGCAGAATATATCTTTTCCACTTTCCGCTTCTTTAATTGCTTTTATTCTCATATTATTCATAAACGTTCGACGATCTAATTCACGATAAATCTGAACTAACTGAGTGCTAGCAATATACGCATTTGGAGTAACGTTATTTCTAAGCCAAGTCGATTTACCAGCTCCAGGCGCACCCATCAGAACAGTTATCATTCTGGAACTTTCTCGATTCCTACCACGCCGCAACCGTGGCACTCTACGCAAGCCAGACCTTTAGGCATTTCGCCGAATTCTAAGATCACCTTATGCGGCTTAATCTTCTTACAGATTCGGCATTTAAGATCGTACATCTGGACTTCTGGCATATAGACCACCGCTTTACCATCTCGCGGAAATATAGCTTCTCGACCATCTTCGAATTTCATAAACATATCACCCACGACGCTTCTCCCATTCTTGACCCGAATTGGATCGTTTGAAATTTCCCATCTCTGCGAGATGATTTTGTGGAACGTACCAATTACCTTGCGCTTTATTCGCGTGGCGATTGACCTTAGCCGCTACGACTGGAATCCAGCCGACGATATAAAGTGTCGGAGACTTTCCAACGACCAAAACCGCCGTATCGCCATCACGATCGTAAGGCTGAATCCATAACCCAGAATCTTTCCAGCCAGCCCACTTCACTTCAATATTCGAACCGATATCAGCTTTATTCTTGAATTTATGCTCTCGAATAGATTCGATATTAACTTCGCCGAAGTAGCTTTGAACCGCTATTTCTGCCGCTATTGATCCAGCATATTGAGCAACGTATTCGAAGAAGTTAAGTGAGCGGTCATGCCTTCCCGCATTCTGAGCACTCCACCCGATAGCGGTAATCTGATCCAGAGCGATCTTTAGACATTCGATTTCTTGCTCCCGTGAAATCGCAACGCCTACCACTAGCGACCCGCCTCTTCAAGAGCGAGCGCGTAATCATCTGGCGAAAGCCACTTTCCGCCCAGCTCTTTGTACCAAATTATTTGACATTGATAAGCCTTTTTCAATTCCGTACACGCATAACCAAGATAAGGCTTTTTGGTTTTATCCGATACGCCTTCCTTCTTGATCCTGTAACCGTGTTCGCATTTAGGCTGTTCGCCGATTACTTCGGCTCCGAGTTTGGTTGCGAGATTATCTAAGGCTTCGCTAACGTGTGGCGCATTCTTAATTTCTTTACCTTTTATCGGTGCGCCAGCGGCTAGTCTGCCAATTTCGTATGAAGTAAGTCCGATTGCTCTCGCTTCTTGGATATTGACTGGAGCGGCTTCTAGCCGTTCGACCTTCTCCATATCCTGTCGGGTACTTCTGGCGACTTCGCTTGGAGTAAGCGCACCAATTACGCGACCGTAGGCGCTAGTTACGCAATTCTCGACGAAGAAATTCGCATTAACGCCGTGAGTAGCTTTGATTTCGAATGCGTAATCGATTGCGGCTGGCTTCTCATCTTCATAGTTCCGATACGCCAGAGCTTTAATGAGAATATAGCCAGCTTTTAAGTCAACATCTTCAATAAAGGCTTCAAGTCTGCCAGTTGGGAATTCTGATCTAAAGCGTTTAATCCGTGAATTGACATCTTCATAATCGGCAAGGTTAAACATCTTTCGTAACCTTCTTTCCGCGCATAAAGCCAGCGGTAAAACCTAGTTCTTTTCCGACGGCTAAACCTTTTAAGTAAAAGAATCTGCCACTAAGTCCTGCGATTATCGCCATATAGACGAGAATCTGTATCTCTAATCCTCTGTTCATTTCTGCTCCCGTGGGAACGTTGACGTCGCTCCCAGAGATAGAATGACACCGACCACCGACATATTCAAGAACCGCGCCTAACTGTCGGCGTGTCTGTTAGTCGTCTTTTAGAAGTAACGTGTAAACGTGATCTAACCGCGCTTCGATACGATTGACCTGATCTTTAAGAGAAGCTCCACCATTCGGACGAAGCTCTGAAAGTATGGCTTTCACGATAAATCTCATCGCCGAATAAACGGCAGTTAGAATCGCTATTACGCATAGAATAACCGCCGTCCATTCGGTGATAGCCATTCTACTTCTTGACTCCGAATGCGGAATCTTTAGGATTTAGGTAACGCATTACCATCGGGATAATCGCGGCAAGCCCAGAATAGAGCAAGGCTTCGGCGTCGAATCCCACGACCACATATGTCGCCAAGCTTGCGGAGAGAAAACTTCTGCCCCACGAAGCGGCTAACGGTTTAAGTGTTTTCATTTTTTTACTGCCTTTCCTTTAGGTTTTGGAGCTTCGACGACTGGAATATCGCCGACATAAGCCACGAAGCGAATTCGCCCGTAACCCACGATTGGAGAGCCGTCTCCCGTTTTTCGCTCTTTAACTAAAACCATTCCGCCATTACGTTGATCCTTACCATCGCCGCCTGTGTTACCTTCGATAGTCGTAACCGAATTAGCGTGGACACTTGCCACGATTCCAACGTGAGAAATACGATCAACGCCATCGTGCGGAAAATCCATAAACGCAATATCTCCGACTTGCGGCTTTTCTGTATGAAAGCGACCGACTTCTTTTAATCTATGCGCTCCAATAGCTGTCGCAACCATTGACGGCAATTTAACGCCAGCCTGATTAAAGCACCAGTTAACGAACGATCCGCACCACGGCAAGCCATCGGCTTTCATATATTCGCCATACTTAGTTATATTTTCTGGCTTTTCTATATAGCCGACTTCCGCGACGGCGACTTCAATAACCTTCGCGGCTGTACCTAGTGGGATTACGCTAACCAAGAATCGACGCGACTTCTTCTTTGGTTAATCCCAACGCCGCAAGTTTTGCTTGTGCTGATTGCTTAGCGGCTAATTTATCGGCTTTGGTTTGCTCGTCGGCAGATTCAATTTCTGTCATCGCTTTAGTAATTTCTGCCTGTGTTGGATTTGTAACATTTGGCGTAATAAATACAAGCCCATTGTTTTCGTCTAACGTCCATTCGGTATTAGGTCGAAGTTTATGGATTGCGCGAGTGTGAAGGATTAAGTCCATTTATGCACCTATTTCCATTACTGTAATCGTGGATTGGAAAGTTCCGTAATTCATATAAAGAGTGTGGTCATACGCATTTGTTATTTGTTTCCATTGAGTCTTGTAAGTAGTTGACGAAGTAGTCGCTGGCGAATCTAAATAAGTCATTGAAGCGATAGCATAAGGCCCACCATTTGCGACTTCTTGTTGTCCGATAGTTGGTTGCGTCGAACTACCTGTCCAAATATCAGTAGAACCGCGCAGAATTCTCATATAGCCGCCATTAGGTTGAGCCGCCGTACTTGTGTAAAGAGTTAATTGTTGATTGACAAAAATAAGTATTTTAGAAGTGTTAACCGTTGGCGTAATTGATACGGATAAATTTGCGTCGGTATAAGTATTTGAACTTGTAATGGCTATATAACCCGAAGCCGTACCTTGAACGACTTGTAAAACTTTTCCGCCGCCGCCCGCTGGCGTTGACCATTGTGGAGCGGTTGCGCCGCTGTTAACTGTGAGAACTTGTCCAGCCGTACCAATTCCAAGACGTGCTGGAACTGTTGCGTTACGATAAATAATATCTCCAGCGGTTGTAACTGTTGTCTTTGCTATTGCCGCGTCTGCTAAATCGTAAGCCGATTTTACGGCTGTTGGAGTTGCCGCTAATACGCTCGAAGTTGTTGAAGTTGAGTTAGATAATTGAACCACTCCCGAAGCGCTTGTCGAAGCCGCGTCCACGGTTAACGCAAGAGCGCCAGAGGTTCCGCCGCCTTGAAGCGGAGCCGTCGTGGTTACGGCTGTGATATCGCCTTGATCATTAGCGATCCATGTAAAATCCATATTTGTTCCGCTTGCTTTCGCAAGTATTTGTCCAGTCGTTCCGCCTAATAAATCAGCCATTGACGTATCGACTGCCTGACCGAAAACCGCGAAATCCGCTGGAAGATCGGTGACTAGATCAGTATTTGTCGGCATTACCCAGCCGAAGTTACTTGTTGGATTGCTCATTTATTCTCCTTTACGCGACGACTAGAGCATTTGCCCAGTCAAGAGTACCCGAAATCGTGTTCCACGCTTCGGCGACATTCACATCTTCCCATTTCATCGCTTGAAGGCTATAAGCCAGCGGCGAAAGAATCGGCGTGATTGACACTTGGTTATATGCGGCAGTTATTGTCCAGCCTTCAACGAAGCCCGCGAATTGGCTGAGCATATTTAACGGTAAATCCGAGATTCGGAGCGGAAGCCCCATAAAAATATTGATAAGTGAATCTCTGTCCGCGTCGTCTATTTCTGGATTCGTTAATTCAAAAGTAATGAAATTAAACATGAACTGCGGATAAGCCCGAAGTAATAAATAGAATGCGGCTTGGGCTGTTGCGTCGTTAGAATTTTTTAGCGTCGTCGTAATGATTTGAGCTAAACGCCCATAAATACCGATCGAAGTCGTATCCTCATCGCTTACTTCATTCGACGAATTTGTTCCATATTTGATGGTTATATCATTTCGAACGTCGCCCGCTCTGGCTTGAATTTGAATTCCAGAAGCTAAAGCGTCATTAGCTGAGACATCGGTGTAACCGTAAGTGGCAAGATAAGTGG